CAGTTCGCCTTCAGTGTTAGCAATGATAGTAACTGCAGTATCAGCAGCCTTAGCATTTGCGTCTCCACGTACTGGCTTAGGGATGTGAAGCTTGTCACCTTTCTTGCCACTCATAGCGAGCTTCTTGACAAGTGGAGCCATCTTCAGGTTCTTCTGGTAAGCAGCAATAATCTCGTCACTCCAAATTTCTGGAATAAACGTAGCCGCTTCAGTCTTTGCAGTATTACCCGCTGCACCGGGATATGTAGCAGTAGCCATTAGTCTTAATCTCCTTTAGATTATTTGACTCGACCCTCGCTATAAGCTCTTAAAATCTCCTCAGATAAAGCTTGGTAACGCTCAGGGTCTGTTTTCATTAGTTTAATGATGTCGGCCCTACGATACACTTTCTTACGACTCCCTTCAGCACTGCCTCGTGCATTGCCTGTATTAGCTGCCTTAATCTGCTGCTTACGTGCTTGTTTCTCAACTTGCACTGTCTGCTGTGCTACTGTCTTACGCTCCTTCCAGAGTGAAAACAGTTCGTCAGCAGCTTCCGCGTCATATTGTTGGTCAGCTTCTACAAACAACTTTGTCCTAACCTTTGAAGCTTGTATCCACTCAGCAAACTTAGGGTCCTTAAGGATGCCCTGCATGTCTGGATGCTTATTAGTAAGCGTTGCCAGAGATGATTGTTTTTTGTACTGAGCAGAGTACTCTTGAGCTTCTCTGATTTTAGGATGATTATCAATAGCACGATTAACGGCTGCTTGAGGGTCTGTAAAGTAGTCTATATCGTCTTCAGGCTCAACGTACTGTTGAGGTGCTGGTTGTGGTGATTGCGTTGAAATGTAATCGTCCACTACCTTACGAAGTTCTCCTACTTCAGAGGACTGACGACCTAAAAGCTTCTCAGCCTCTTGGTGCATCTGTACAACTTGTTCCAGAGATTTACCTTGGTACTTCTCCGGTACTGTAGGTTCTGATTGAGGTTGCTCAACTACCTGTTCTTCTTCTTGGTGTTGAATCTCTTGTACTTCGTTTTCTATGGTTTCTTCTGCAATTTCCTCTTCAGGTTGCATGTCAACCATTGTCGCTTTAGACATAATTAAACTCCGTGAACTTTGTCATTATGGAGACTAGGGTTTTCTACCTGCTTGTTCGTGTTCTTTTACCCACTTCATGTGTCTACCGGGGAAGTCCCCAGTGTGTCCATCAAGTATAAAAGCCGGGGCAGACAGCATTTTTGTAGCACTAGCACCACACTCGCACCTACTGACTGAGGTACTAGAGTCTACAAATTTCTCATATACGTGTCCGTTGTCACAACGAAAGTCGTATACTTTAATCATCTACTTCTTCTTCCTCTTCTGCTTGTTCTCTGGCTACTGATATAGTATTCTCCAGATTAATCACAGAAGCTAAAGCGGCAACTTGGCCCTTTCTAAAGTAGAAGTCTTCAGTGTCCTTAACTGTCTGAATGTCAGCTAAAGATACTGCATTTGAGGAAAGCTCTTGAACGAGTTGTTTAAAACCTTCAGAATTGAAGAGTTCGTTGTAGTTGTCGAAGTAAGTTTCAAGCTCAGGCTTCATAGTTTCCCTTTGTTTATACTACAGTTATAGTATAGCATGTTTTTAGTTAAAAGTCAAGTGTTATTTAGCGGCCCTTTTTCATAGGCTTCTTCTTCTTTTTAGCTGCTTTCTTAGCTGCTGTTTTACCTTCTTTGGTGTATGGGTACTTCACTCCTCCTACTTTTGGCATTACTTTTTCCTCTTCTTGGTTGATTTAGCTGCTTGTTTGAAAGCTTTTGCGGTAGGTGCGCCTTTGGCACCTTTTTTACGCATCTTCTCTTTACTACCTGCTGCAATACGCTTACGCTTTGCATGGATATTGTCATATAGACCTGCCACTACCACTTCTCCTTGTTTGCCCAGTACGCTGCTGACATCTTACCTTTTGCAATATTTGCACCATGACGTGCTTTAAATGACTTGCGTCTGGCTTTATCTTTCTCAGACTTAGGGGCTTTACCCGCACCGCTGACTCCCTGTTGTCCAAAACGTATGGTTTTAATCTTGTCTCCCTCTTTGGCCACTACTACGTGTGACTTAGTAGGGTGGCTAGGAGTCCTCTTGGGCTTGTTAAACCCGCTTACTCCGGCCCTTTCCAGTCTTGGGTCCTTCTTCTTTGGCATTACTAAGCTCCTCTAGTTGGCGTTTCAAACCTGCTAACTCCTCCCAACGGGGCTGGAGAAACCTGTCTACTTGGGCCATCAGTCCTTGGAGTTCTTTGTCTGTCAACATTTTCTTTCCCTTTTACTTGTCGTTCTTTGAGAAGAGTGTCTGCTACGCGCATACGTCGTTCAAACTCTTTGTCTTCTTGGTCTCCTTCACGGAGGTTTCTAGTGATTGCATTAATACGGTCAATCTCCAGTTCCATAGGTACAGCCTGTGCTTCAGCAGCCAGCTTAGTAGCCCTAGCGGAAGACTCTTGAGCCTGTGCGCCTAGAGCTGCTGTCTGGGACTGCTGGAACTCAAGCTGTGCCTGTTGTGCTACCTGAGCCATCTGCTGTGCTTCTGGGTTAGGTTGCGACGCTTGCTGCATTGCTGCAATAAGTTCTTCACGGTTAGACAAGTTCATGTTGTCTATGATGGACTGTATTAGCGTATTGTACAACGGAGAGTCCTTCTCCATAGTCTGTAGTAGTTGTACTAGCTGTGTGACTTCGTATTCCCTAGCGATGATGCCTAAGCTGCTCGTCGCGTTAAACTTGTAGTCAGACACTGGGTAACTCTCAGGGTCAAACTGCATGTAACGGTAGGCTGCTTTCTTGACAAAAGGTATCAGGAAGGACTGCTGGAAGTTAATCAGTGTACGCTTATGGCGCTTAATGATAGCACCAAGAGACATACTAATACCAGCAGCCGTCGCTTCTCCATTGACTGAACCCGCAATACCTGCTGAGTCCACAGCACCAGTAGCTTGTTGTACCATCTGCTGTAAAGCACTCGCCTGAGCAAAGGTAATCTGCCCAACTTGCCCAAAGTTAAACGGTTGTAGAACTTCACGTGGGTCTCCATTGGTTAGAATCATCTTGCCCGGACGTACTTCCGGTTTAGCACCACGTGGTAACCTAGTAGCGTCTACAGCAAGCATAGGGTGTATCGTGAGGCTTAGAGCGTCAATCCTAGCACGTAACTCAGTGTCAAGTGCTTTCTGGGAGTTGTAACCTTTTTCACATACGCCACGACCCCAGAACCTTCCGGGTACTACGTCCCAAGGAAAAGCTACTACAGGTCTGTCCTGCATCATGTAAGGGTTAGCCTCTGCTTTCAACAGGACTCCACCATTGGCAATCACTACTACCGCTTCTACGTACTTAGACTTAGATTTAGACTCTATAAGCTCTACTTCTTCTTCAAACTCGTCCGTTGTAGCATTCTCTAGTAGTTCTCTAGGGACTAGACCGTAGTACTTCGTAAGACGTACTTTGTCGTCACTGTAGACTGTTATGTCTTGGTCAGGCTCTAGCTCAGAGTCAGGAGGAGCAGTACCTACGTATACGTCTCTGTACACACCCTGTTCCTGCAACAGTTCTACTTGGTGTAGGCTTACGAACTCGTCTATAGCTACACCCATAGCTTCTTCAATGCTTGTAGCCACAGGGTCAATTAGGAAGTTCTGAGGCATCACAGGCTTGAGTTTAACCTTGACACGCTCTGTGATATTGACTCCTACTGCCTGTAGGTCACCACCCATGATGGGCTGTGTAGCCGGGACCATCTCTTTCATTTCTTCAATAACAACTTCACCAATACCCACGCCAAACACGGCTGAGTTGATGAGACACTCTGCTACTGCTTTACGAACCTTACAGTCCTCAAAGTCTTCCGTAAGCTTGTTTCTTAGGAACAACACGTCCTGCTTCTGGGTATCACCCATGTTGTCACTGATGTCGAACCACTTGCCACGTCCAAAGGTAGCTTCTTCCATCTCAGCGACATTGGACTCTACTGCCTGCTGCAACGCAGGGGAGATAATCCTAGAACGTTCTGAGGCTCTAGCAGAGTCTGCAGGGTCCCAGATACCACGCCAGAGTCTGTAGTACTCCTCAAAGCGTGATTCATAATTTGCTTCGTAGTGGTCACGCCAGTCGTCGCACTTGGTTATCACCCAGTCTTCAATAGATTCCTCTATCATCAGCGGGTCTTGTTCAAAAAGTTCACTCATATTAGTATCCTGCTACTACGTCTAAAATTTCATGGTCGTCAATTTCGTAGTCATAGTCATAGGCTACGTTTGCTAGTTGGTCTACGTAAGCTAAAGCGTCAACCAAGTCGTCGTGAGTTAGTGGGTCTGGGAATTGAAACAGTTGGTCCAAGAACCTAGTGTTCCACTCTCCTCTACTGAGTGTCACAAAGCCATTCTCAAACCTGCCCTGTAACGCCCACATCACCCTGTCAGTCTTCTTCTTGTTACCGTGGGTCAACTCCTCAACTCTGAAGAACGTCCCGTAGCGTCTCTGTAGGTCCAGTAGGGGAGACATCACTGCCTGCTTCGCTATACCCTTCTCAATACCTACGCTAACTGGTTTGTAGTCCCTGACAGCCTGAAAGATTTTAGCTGCAGTTTCGTCTAAGGTCCAACGTCCGTGTATGATGTTTTCCACGTACCAGCCATTGGGGTTTACTTTGACTACTGCTATTGCTGTCTCGTCAAGTTTAGCATTTTTAGTACGCTTCTTGTTGACTTCTTCAAAACCTGCTAAGTCAATAGCTATGTAGTAGTCACCTTCGTCACAAGCTTCTTCGTCAAACTTTACCCAGTCCTCTTTAAACATTTCTGACCCACGAGCTTCAAACGAAGCCATAAACTCTTGACGAAACGCATAGCTCGACATAGACTTCTTTGCAGTGTCAATTTCATTTGGGTCCAGTATTGGGTTATCATAGGAAGTAAAGTGCCAAGCTTTATAAGTTTCATCGTCACCTAAGTCTGCATATTTGTAGAGTTCATAGAAGTGGTTGCGACCCATAGGCGTACCTATGAACATTGCACAACCCTTTTGGTCAGCCAAAGCAGGTCTAAGTATCTGCTCAAATACGTCAGGCTTCATGTCTGCGTACTCGTCCAACACCAAGAACTTCAGTGACACACCACGCATAGTCTCTGGCCTGTCGGCACCTTTGAGGCTGATGGTTGCACCGTTGACTAACTTAATCTGTAGATTATTAATGTGGCTACCTGTAATCACAGGGTTGCCTAGTTCCAACAACGTCTGCCACATGATGTCTCTGGCCTGACCCTGTGTAGGGGCTACGTAGAACACCTGTCCACGTTCAGTCTGCAGAGCGTTTACAATAAGCAGCCAAGCAGCAAGTCTGGATTTACCTGTACGTCTACCTGCTGCGACTATCTTGAATCTAGTGTCGTCAGCCCAGACCTCTTGCTGCCACGGCAGTAACTGGATGTCTAGGTCCACGTCTTAGTACAACCACATCACAGGAGTTGTACCTCTTGTGTCCACATGTACGAATGTTTTGTCAATGCCTATACCCGTGAAGCCTAGCTTTAGAGCCTCAGACACAATGACGTGCCTCTGGTAAGCACTGATTATCTGGATGTCTGCAGCAATGCCTTGGGCATGGGTTCCCGGAACTTCCTTGGATGCTTCAATAGGATGTTCTATGGGGTGTCTATAACCACTCGTTATGACAAACGGAAACCCACACCCGGCACGCAAACGGTCAAGCTTCTGTAGGAACTCTGGTTCCATCTTGTTCTCACCAGTGACTTGACAGTTGAACTCGTCTAGGGTAAAAAACTCAAGATTGATCAACTACTTCTCCTTCAATTATGGAAGCTTCGGCACCACTGACCTCAGCACCACTATGGGCTGCATCGTTTACGTCTACAGTACCAACACCAGTGATGTTAATCTGTATAGCACTTTTGCCACCGGCCGCAGCAACTTCTCTTTCAAAAGCACCTACTGGCAACATACGGTCCATGATTAGCTTCCATGCAGAAGCCTGATTCTTATGGTCGTGGTCTAAAGCTGCATCAAAAATAGTCTCTAGGACCTTTCTTGACTTAGGAGAAGCCAACATACGAGCTTTGTACTCGTTTATAATAGCAGCGTCACCTTTGGGTCTACCCACCTTACCCTTGTTACCGGGTTTTACAGCGGCTACTTCTGACTTCCGGGGTCTGCCACGGCCCCTCTTTTTAATTTCTGGAGGCCCAACCTTTGATTCAGTTGTCATAACACAAATTGTCCCTAAATACAACTATAGTATAACACAAGTATTCACAGAAGTCAAGCTATTTATGGAAGACAGTGGTCAGTTGTAGTAATACAAGGTAAAACAAGTAGTTACTGTCGTTAATACACGGGGTAATATTCCTAATTTTCACCTATTTTGTGCCTAGGTAGCTACT